TCATCGCGTATCCTCCGAGAGCTGTATGTGTAGGAGGTTCGGGTATTTCGTGCCGTCCACTACATCGACTTGATACGGCCTGCCGTCTAACAGTATCCTGTCTGGCGTGTTGTCTTGCGGCCGCTCTATATTCGCACTCGTTTCCAAGACAAGCACATACTTCGTTGTCTCGAGTAAGCCGGGCTCGTCCTGCCTCAACGCTCCAGTTACATATTGTGCGAAGCAGACCACCTCAGCTTGGACGGTTAAAAACTTCGGCTTGCCGATTGGGTTATAATTCCCATCGAATTCGCGGCCATATCGCTGGATATCAACTGCTGCATTTGTCTTAAGCAACGAGCAGTATTTGTCCCGCTCGACCGTCTGTCTCATGGTCAGCACCATGAAGTTGACGTCTGTCTGAACAAGATCGCCAAGCTCCACCGCTGACGATGGAGCAAAGAGACCATTGTAGACGTACTCCTTGCCCATTACAGTCGTTGCTTTCGTTTCACGGGATAAGATTACCCTTTCCACTTCTCCGTTTATAGTGCACGGCGTGTGACGATGAGAGAAGTCATTGAACATACCTGATCACCTACCTAAACGATCGGAGCTTGTATTCGGACAGTAGGTCCGCTATCTCCGGTGTGAGCATGCTGTTGCCAAAATACTCAATGCTGAAATCAAAATCTTTCTTTGACTTCACATTTGAGTTCGGGTTACTAGCTAGTTGATTGACGAGCAGCCCGCAGGCTGCCTTAACCTTATCGGGAATTTCTGCCCAACCGCTTGTGTAGCCTATTTCCAGCTCCGTGTATGCAGATCCAAATGGAGATGATCCGCACCATAACGTGCCAAGACGTTTGTCGATATCGATAACGCTTAAATCGACGATTGGTTCAAATCCAGGTGCTCCGAAAAAGTTACCCATCAGTCCCGTCATTACGCGTCCGCTTGCCTCCAACACATCGACGATAGGGGCATAGGTTAAATGCCCACGCTGCTCATATGTGAGCGGAATGCGCTCTGTATATGCCTTAACCCCGATTTCTCGCTTACAATAACCGTCAATAAGCGCAGATGCTCGGATAATTAACGGAATTGTGAGCTGAATTCCATCCGATACATAGATTGTATCCTCTGTTGTCAGATACTGACTCATTCGGCATAACCGTCCTCAATGAGCTTATCAGCTAATTCAGGCGATAATTCGGCCGCGCCATCCTTAAAATTAATAATGATTTTCCCATGATGTAAAGAGTGCGACCCGGTACGCTCGCTATCCGTCCCGATTAATTGCACTATTTTTGTTTTCTGTTCTTCTGGCAGAGGAACTTCCGTAGATCTAAAGGTTTCTTCTGCTGTCTGAAGCATAATTTGCGCATCTTCAACAGATTTTCCTTCCGGCGACTCTTCGGCCGTTATCTTTTCCGCTTCCTCAATAGCCGTATAAAAGTTGTCAACAGCTTCTTGTGAGTAATTTGTGGGTTCATTCCCAATTACTACAATTGCAACCAATGCTCTCGCGCTCTCAATAGACGCTGACAGCTTCTTTAGTTTACTCGTAGACATTTGTACGCCTCCTCTCTTAAAACGAAATAGACGGTCATATGACCGTCTCAGTGCTCAAATCTTTAATTAACCGATTGGAGCAATGGTTGGACGCTCAATCGTTCCGTATGCATGTGCATAACTCGGGCCTTTAGCAACCGGTGCTCCGTACTTGATACCCACATACTGCTCTTGCAGGTTTCCAGTTGTCCCAAGCTGGAAGAGATACATCCCTTTCTCACCTACATAGTGATATTCAATCATTGGCTCTGTAACGATGGCTACGCCGTAATCTGTGTTTTCTGGACGAGTTGCGTTTACTACCGATGGCATGAATGGTTCAGGGATCAACGGAAGAACACCAGCTGCCGTTTGTACGGCTGGAACAGTAAGACCGGCGATGGTTGTCTTCGTGAGATTGCTAATATGTGTTGAATTAAATGCAGCGAGTTTTTCTTCTTCCACTAGGTAATGATGCGCCAAAGGATGAATATAAACTGCGGTAGGCATCAGTTCATAGGTTTCACTAGAAACCATCGCAGCTACTTTTGCACAAATCGCCGATACAATCGAAGCAGCAAGCGAGACGATAAACGTATTCGTAATTTGCTTGGATAGCCCCACATATTGCAACGTTGTGGGAGTTGCCAAATTCGTATCTGTTCCCCTCCATAGCATTCTGCCGTGGTGAAGACCAATGCCATTTAACATGTCGTTAAGGTCTTTAGCTTTTAGTTCAGGAAAATTTGCTTGCTGTTGCCCCATGATAAGATCGTAGTGCCCAAAGTTAACCTGGTTTGTCGTTGCTTTGACTTTAACACCGCGTGAGTTACGCGGGTTACTTGTGGGATTGGAGCTAGGATTACGAGGATCAACAGATGCTCCTCCGTTTATTGTGTTTTGCTCGTAGTACGTTGAAATATCACCCGTTGCCGGGACGTAATTCAAACGTGCATCGAGAACTGAGTTTCTACGGAGTGCATCTGTTATTTCCTTTTGAAAATCATCGACAATAATAGCCCCAGGGCCTTGAAACTGCGTAGCTGCTGATACATCAATGGAATGTGCTTGACCCACTGCGTTACTCATCTTATACACTCTCCTTTGCGCCGAGCTCTGCTCTAGCTTGCATTTTTAATTTAATAGAATCGGCGGACGATAGATTCAACTTGTCTACAGCTGCGCAAAACGTTTGAATATCCGGTTCTTCACCTGCCGCGAAATTACCGCCTCCATGCTTGGACAACAGCTGAGAAGCTGAGATCGTTTTACGAGCAGGCTCGTCCGGCTTAGTGCTGCCCGCCTTTAGAGTAGCGATTTCCTGTTCCAAGATTGTCAACTTGTCTTGCGCCGCTTTCAATTCAGTTGCTTTAACTTCTTCATCTGTTTTAGCAGCAGCTGTTCCACTTGCTGTTTTTACGGATTCTACATCCGTTTTAAGCGCTCCTACATCGGTTGCGATGGTTTGCACACTTGCTGTAAGAGTTGTCATGCCTGCTGTAACAGCAGCTAGAGCATCTTGCATTGCTTTTACTTGTTCGGGTGTCATATCGACAGCCTCCTTTGTTTGGTTTTTAGCTGCGAAGCTAGTTGTTTTATATGCAGCGGCTTCAGCAAACAAAATCGCTGCGCCGGTACCGCAAAACTCAATGACTTCCAATACGCCTTCTTCCGCATCTTGAACAGATGCTTCCATTTCGAGTGAAGCCCCAAATTGATATTCGCTCCAGTTTTGTTCGGCGGCGAGTCCGTTATAGTAGCGGATCGTCGCTACAACATCGGGGAAGTCCTTAGCATAGATATAGCCGTCAACCCAAGCGTACCCATCCAATGATCGGTACGCCTTTTCGATGACTGCCACTTTAAATCGTGGATCGTGATCAGCCATACCGTTTGCGTAATCGATATTCAGTGCCATGCCTACAAATGTTTGTAGATTCTTGTCACACACTTGAGATGATATGCGGATCTTCTTCCCGCCTGCACCGCCTGGCGAACCGTCTGAAGGTTCGTCCACTTTAAACAATGCACATTTGAAAGGCGCCTTGTTCGGGTGGGTCCCGACATCCGACATTTTGAAATCTTGAACGCGCATGCTCGCCTTGCTGAACTTCAATGTGGCCAACATTCTTTATTCTCACCTCCTCCAAGGGCAAAATAAAAACGCCTACTCTTTAAGCGGCGTCATCATTATTGCGGTTATCGTCATCAGGCTCAGGAGGGTCTTGCGGATTTGCCTTTGTCTTCGCTGCCGCTTCCTCATCGATCTCATCCCTCGTTTTGTTTATATCAACGACATTAGTGTTGCTTGGCTGCAAAAGCACCTCGCCGTGCTGGTTAGGCAAAGCCTTGCGTGCTAGGCCGTCCCTAACCTCATCAGCTGTGAGCACTCTGCGATCGATATAGATTGCATCAATATCCGCTTTCGTCTTCTGGTCCTTCAAGCTGGTCGCGTAGTGGAATTTGAACTCAATCTTGCCGCCCATCTTGAATATACCGTCGATGATGTGATTATTGATATGCTCGACGATGTTCTCCGCGATCGATTGCACCGTTGATTCAGTATCCTCATCCTCGCTGTCCGCTGTGCTGCGGTTAACGTCCTTTGTCTGCCCTAGCTTCTTAGGCGATATGTCAAAGGCGATGGCGATGATTTCAATCAAGAAGCGCTGCCACTCGATGTATAAAGCCTTGTCGTCAGTTGCGCCAAGGTCCATAACGGATGTTCCTTCGAATCCGCCTACAATCGGTACCTGCCCTTGACCAACTACTTCATTTTTCCAATACGCTTGGAATGCAGCTACAGCCTTTGAATCAGTACTCTTTCCAAGATTCAACAGCTTTCTTAGAAACGGGTTCTTCGTTTGTTTGCCAGCTGCACGATGCGTATCGATGAAGTTGTTCACCGATTCCCATACCGTTTCAAGTGGTGCAAGGCCGAACGGCGTATTTGTTCGCGGATTCATTCGGACATACATCATCTCACCAGAGTTTAAGTGAATGTATCTGCCGTTAGCACGCTGCGCATAACGATAGGAATCAGGCTTACCGTCCCATTCGGGATACAACTCAACGCTAAATGCGTCTACGGGATACATACGGAATGGTCGTAGCATGTTGCCAGCCTTCAATATTTCAGTAGCTCCCGCGCTGCATACGAGCATATCCTCAACAGTCTGCTCTAACCATGATCGGAAGGTATCTGCCGGATTCGGTCTGAGCAACGTATTCTCTATGATCTTGCAGAGCTCTGCGTACTTCTCGGCATCTTTCTCGTCAATGGCCGCTACCGACCAGTTGAGTTTCGTAATGCCTGACTTAATTACGTTAATAGCTCGGCGCGGTATTGGTGACTCGCTAAGCGTTCGCAAGTTAGCTGGCGTTCGCTTCGGCGTTGATTGTTTGTTCCCTTTGCCTGCATAGTGATAAGGATATACATCCGTATTTCGATCGGGTTCGTTTTTTGTGCGGCCTGCTTCGAGCCAAGATAATACCCACTGTCTAACACCCAAATTCTCTCACCTCCTCCTAGATAGATAACGTACCAAATGAGTACCCATTGCCGTCTGCCTTACGTTCGTTGTAGAGGGCATAACGCTTAGAGTCTTGCGTGTGGTTGTTCTTGTCTTCCGGTTCTTCAAGTTGTTGGCCGTCTTTCTTCCTTTCCTTCCACTTGTAATTCTCCGTCTCTTTGATCTCATTGAGACAAGAACCATTAACGTAAAGATTAGGTCTACCGTCACCCTTCACCTTATAAAGACTGGATACTTCTTTGATGCCAGGTCCAATCGTATTATCCGCAGCCCGAACGGGTAGCTCGTACTTTTGATACGTGCTTATATACTCTGGCTCAGATGGATCGGCCCATATGACGTCAAAGCGGTACTTATCATGTAATGTCCGGTACCGCTTCACTAAGCAATCCTCAATCGTGCCTTGATTGTCTACTATTAGCACATTCACATGCTGCTCATAGCTTTCATCAACGATGTAATATTCCTCACCAGCACACCCGATGACAAGAAGAACAGCAGGATCATTCCAACCATGGTCCATGCCGCCTATGAATCGGTCAAAAGTCAGATCCTTAACCGCTCCATTCGGATACGTAACCTCGTACAATTGTGTTGACTGATCTAAGCACCGCATGCTCACAACGTGTGCGCCTCGCTTGAACTCATCATATACTTGACCATGGAACACGTTGAACTTTGCTCGTATCTCCCGATCCACATAACGCTCTGGATACGTATCGATCATCTTCTGTATATTCTTCTGGAGCTCCGGTATTGGATTGTCCATGGAAGACCAATAGAAGTTACGCCAATCAGGGTCATTTTGATACTGGCTTTCCTCTAAGCCCGCATCGATAAACTGCCCTTTGAGTACGATCTCCTCTGCAAACCAGTTAATACCCTCGGGCGTTGTTGTCCATATCGACCATCCGCCTTTATCTGCCAGTGCATACGACAAATAACCGGACCATGTCTCCGGCTTCATCTTTGATGCTTCATCCAACCACACACCATCCAAACCTTTACCAACAAGCGTCTTAGGTTTGTCGGCTGACTTGAACTGTATCAGAATGAATCCCTTAAGCCATACGCGATTCTTGGATATGTCCCACTTCTCGATCATATCCTCAGGAATTGTTGCGCTTAGCTCCTCTTGCTGAATCTCTGACATGGCGTAGGTTGGTGATACACACCAGTATTCAAGCCGTGGTTTCGGCTTCTTCATCTTCTTGAGATTCTTCGGCGGCCTGAACGGCAGCCCTTTGCCTCTTTCGATATCAGCCAGAATAAAATCAAAGAACTTGCGAGCTCCCACATTCGTCTTGCCGCCACGACGGCCGCAATTAAGGACGTTGTTTCGCGCTTCACTCTCCATAACCTCGATTTGCTTAGCATGTGGCGTCCAATCAGCGAAAGGATCAAGCTCCAGTGCATTACTGCTTGGCATGGCCCCACCTCTTCACGCTGATCTCAGTAGGCGTATCCTTGTCACCATTCTTCAAATCGTCCACTTGAAGCTTTGTATGCTCGATCTTTGCGTTCATAAGCTCCAGCTTAGCGCGGCGCTCGTCGTTCTCAGGAGCTGCCGCAAGGAATTGACGAATGGCGCTACGCAGTTCACGCATAACCAACACATCTGCCTTTGATGCATTCGCATGTTTATCGTGTGCGAATTGAAGTTCCCATTCTTCTTCCGTTCCCCACTCGCTCGGCTTCTCTCTTTTCAACTCTTTAGTCGTGTCGTCCTTATCAGCGACATGAGTGATTCGTTGACCGTGAAGCAGCTTCGCTTGTAAGAGTATGATATTATTCCATATCATCTCAAGCGGATCGGAATCATGAATCTCCTGAACGATCTGCAATACAGCGTCTGGGAGGTACTTTGCGTAGTAGCCATGCTTCATCGCGTGGTCGTTACCTTCTGGACCTCCAGCGCCACCGATATTGCCAACTGAATTCTTATTGCCCGGCTGAGCTCCGCGTTTCCGCTTAACAGGAATTTCGTCCCACTTATCGAGAAACTTCCATTTCCGTATAAGCGAAGCGCTGATTCCCAACTCTTCCGCAATGTCGGATAGCTTCTTTTCACGGCCGCTCTTAATCCATATTTTCAGCGCTTCTGCTCGGTTATTGCTTCGGCTTCTAGACAAGCATCATCACCACCTCCGATGGCGTAATATAGGTGTATTTTTAGTATTCGAGTTGGAATGGAACGCTCCAGCTCCATTGGTAACGCTTTTGAACGGATTTTCTGCCTTAAAACCGATGATGAGGATGAACTCTTAAATCCCTGTATTCTCCTAATATCTGGTTCTAGAGTGAATCATAATCATACTTGTGTTGCACTCGCGAAAACATGGTTTTTCTAGTGCTGTCAAGGGTTTATTCTGCTTTCTGAAAATGAGTGCAAAACCACTCTAGTTATGATGCACTCAAAAGCCTCATAAGCTCGAAATTGCCTCGTCCATCATGTCTTGCGTCATACCAATATAGTCTAAAGTGATCATCGGATCGCTGTGTCCGTACATCTTCATTAGTAACGCTAATTTGGTTGGGTCCTTGATGTACAACTGATATCCCCATGTTTTTCTGAGAGTGTGGCAGCCAATGTCCTTCAGCCTAAATTCTCTAGCAGCTTTGTTAAGCATTCGGTACGCCGTGCTACGATGAATGGGTTGTTTTCTGAGCCTGACTTTCTTTTTTACTTGGCGGCTCTGAAATAAAAAATCATCATCTGCCATATCCTTGATGAAATGATGTAAATCATTTCGGATTGATGGATGGATGATGAATAATTTATCGTGAGCATTCTTTTTTTCAGTCATTTGAACATGTGTACCTCTAACCATGCCTGCACGAAGTAAAAGTAAATCTGATACACGTAAGCCGCTGTATATGCCCATGCAGAAATATAGATAATCACGCATGCTGCGAAACCGCAAGTAATGCTTAACACCGTCTATGACTGCTTGGTCACGGATCGGCTGGACGACATTCATATCACCACCTCGCTTATATTCTCAATGACTTCGGGTCTTGATATAGAAGAAATCAATACAATCTCATCAAATACAAAAATAGCATCCATCAAGGAAGTCAATTTTCTATTTGATGATTATCGCATTTCGACAATAGGCAGGACTTTCCTCCTAATACATCGAATGTATTAAATGTGTATATAAACACTAACGAAGGACGTGATTTCCATAATCGAGGAAAATAACTCAATAGAAAATGTAAACACATTTCAATTACCACAATCTATAACAACATCTGCCCTAGAACCAGCAGCAAAACAAATAGGTGAAGGCTTTGGAAACTTGTTTTACCTTATCTTCTCACCTATTGAAAAAGCAAAAATAAAAAAAGAACATGATATAAGTGTATTTAAGTCAGAGTTAGAATCCGAGATTTTAAAAATACCAGTCGACCAGTTAACTGAGCCACCTTTAAATATTGTAGGTCCAGCATTAGAAGCATCAAAATATCACATTGAAGATACTGATATTAGATCAATGTTTGTGAAGTTAATATCTTCATCAATGACCCAAAATAATAATAATATAGCTCATTCAGCGTTTGTGGAAATTATTAAACAACTATCACCTCTAGATGCTAAAACACTTCTATTTCTTTATAATAATCGACCAGTAGGTTTTGGTAAAATAAGACTAAACCATACCGATCCTAGTAAAGGAGGTCAGGATTGGATTAAGAATTTTTTTCCTTTTCCTGAAATGGATATCGATAACATGGATCACTATTCTGCTTCAATAGATAATATTAAACGATTAGGCATCGTATTCACTGATCATACAACTTCATTTATAGACAAAAGCCAGTATGATTCGATAAAAAATCATGATTTGTACAAACATTTACACGAATTAGCAATTAAGACCCCTGATCACCCTTTCTTTAAAGATAGAGCAATTCACTTCAATGAATCCGTTTGGGGTTTCACGAGTTTCGGGAACCACTTTGTTCAATGTTGTTTGTAATTATTAATGAACTCAATTGTTTCTTTTTTTAAGCTTTTTTTATACTCTTCCATGACAATTTGGAGTTGATTCGAGAAATTATTAGTCATGAATTGAATGGCATTTTCAATATCAACCTTTAGTTTCTCCATTCCTAATTCAAGCTCCTGAATTCTTAGTTCAAGATTGTCTATAGTCGGTTTCAATAACATCACCTCAATTATTTATATTAAAAATTCATCTGCCTATTCTACATTTATGATAATTATGATAATATAATTCTAAATCCGAAAGCATCGGTCGAAGAGTCGTATGGCGAAGAACGCCTGCGGCTCTTTTTGTTTGCCCTGCAAAGTGTGTTACTAGGATGGAGGTGCCTCCTCATCATAGTTTTGGGTGCTACCCAACAGTGCAGGGCTGCTTTATATGTGAAGCGCTATGCGCTTGTCACTGTTGTCTGCCGTGACGGCGTTCTCTGCGATTACGAGGAGGCAGGACGTCCATGTATGGCTGGAGCTTTCTTGCGAACCTCTCTATCCATTGGTACATTCTTCACACACCTCACTCTGCTGCAGAATTGTTTCAATCCCTCTTGCCTGCCCCATGGACAGCCGCGGCATTTAGCCGGTTGTTGTTTGCTGTCGCTTACCGTGGGTAATCGTCTTGTAAACCTCAACCGGATCGCCGCCTTTCTTTGTTTCGATAATCTTCCAATGAGCCATAGGGATGGATGAATGGAGGATTATCGAATTATTTAGAGTCGCTTCTTAGGGAGAGGAATCTGAACCTCTGTCTGCTGACAGATACCGCGCCTACTGTCCCCAGCTACTTTGGCTATCGCCTTTTCGCACGACCTATCCAGTTTTCAAAGGACTACTAAATAAAAAAAGGTACAGTTATGATCGGGAGTGTTTAACTCCTTGTCATTACTGTACCTTTTGGGCACTCTTATTTTTGACGCTGATTTCACGTGAATTACACGCAAATTTTAAAATAAAAACAGTAGGATTAATTTTTATCATTCATGATCTCTTTGACTTGTTGCTGCAACGCTATCCATAAAGTGTAGTAATTTTCTTTCTTGGTCTTTTGGGCATCCATTTTGTATCCATTCCGAGGCTGATTCGTATGGATTGACTGGATTCACCCAAACTATATTCTTTAAGTCACCGCATTTTGAGGTAAGATTATACAGTAATACTCTCATTTTATTATCACAAGAGATTATTATTTCATCGGTCTGTATTGCTGCTTCTACTAGATGAACATCTTTTAATATTGCATCTTTAGCCTTATCATTTGGAGCATACTTGTCTATAGTCGTCCTAATTTGTTCATATTCAATATCATCTATAACCTTCAATCGTTTACTTGCAATAATATTGTTTCTCCAGGTCGATGAAAATCTAGACTGATGTTTTTTCCATTCAGCAAAAATAGTCTTTGACATCACTAGAATATTTTTACTAGAACGAAAATCCTCTAAGAAATCTCTACAACTCTTTGAAATGGGGTGAATTGTTTCACCTGCTGAACGAGCAACTGAAGCATCAATAACAATATCAAATACTTTTTTACTCACCAAGAAGCCTCTTTTCAACAGCATTTAAATAATTTGCCTCTGCTGTCAAGTTTGTGTCGTCAAAATCTTCTGGCCATTCTCCAAAACTCCCAGTATCGTCTAAATCAGCACTTTCGACAAATGAATATCCTGTTTGGGAATCTCTTAAAAACCAATGTAGTTTTACTTTTTCTTGTGGAATTTCTTTAGAAGCAACCAATGTTTGAATTCCTCTTAAAAACACAGAACTATGTGTCTCCGCTACGATTTTCACACCTCTAGCGATAGCGTCAGAAAATATCGTTGCTAATTCATACTGGGCGCGAGGATGCAAATGTATTTCAGGTTGCTCTATATAAACAATTTGACCTTCCTTAGCAACTTGAAGTGCGACTAGTATAGGTAACGTTTGAGAGAGTCCCAATCCTACATCAGCTATACTGACGATATCATCATCATCACTAGAATTACTCCGACTTACGTATATTGCAATCTCCGTATCATTAATGTACTTTGTGTCTATATTTTTGGCTAAGCCTAATTTTTTTAGATTAATTTTCAATACATTTAACATTACGACATTTTGAGTATCTTTCCACTGAGCTATAATGCTTGCAACATATTTTTCAAAAGTACCTGAAAAATTCATTCTTTCAAAATCAACTGCTGTAACAGGATAATTTCTTTCTGGGTTACCTCTTAACCCAGGAAGATGCATTATATTCCTGATGTTTCTTTCAATTAGGAAAGTTGTTCTTTGTTGGTATAATATATACCCATTTTCTTCCTTGTCATATAAACCGATATCAAGAAAACATCTATTGCGTACTATAGTAGGTGTAAGATCTTTATTATAGTAATATTGAAAACCATCACCTCTCACTTCTTTCATTGCACTGACTACATCTGCTTCATTCATTGATTCCTCAAGTTTTATGTTTGTTTTTCCTTGCTTTATCTTCATATTCTTTATTTCAAAACCCGCTTTACTCTCCTCTCGTTTGATATATGTAATACCAACTTTCTCTCCGCTTCCATTTTCAACTTCAACAAAAAACTCTGCGCTTTCAGATCCCATGCTTATTATTTGGGAGGAACTCGAAAACTTTACATTCGGTCCATTTAATTGAAGCGCACCAGGATCATAGCTTTCATCCAATGTTTGTTTCATTAATAAAATGGGTTGAAAAATACTGGATTTTCCTGAACTATTTGATCCTGCTAAAATTGTCAATGGCTTAATTGATATGTGACTTTCTTTTAAAAACGATTTGAAACCCCTTATTCTAATCGACACTATTCCTTTTACTTCACTTTTCAATATTCTTTTCTGCCTAGGTATTCTTGCCATATTACACCATCTCCTTGTTACAAATATAATATAAAATTCTATATTTAGACATACATTTTTTGGTTACAAGCAAAAACCTTTCCTATGTTTTTTGTGCATCTCTTTTTTATGTCTATTGAGCAAACTAATATAATTTCAGATTTCCCAAAGTTTAATTGTATTTGCAACCGATTCGATACCTCGATTAATTTTCCGATCCACAGTTGAAGGATGCCAAAACTCGAACCTCGCAACAGTCACATGGTGAGGCTGCCCTTTAATATACCTAACGTCGATTATGCGCTTAACATCGACATCTTGGATTAGGTTGACTGCTCGCTCGATGATCCCCACGCTTACTTTATAGGCATTGTAATAGCCTGCTTGCTTTGGTGCAAGTGAATCGATCCCTTTTGTTTCGAAATCATTAACAACCGATTTCATACGGCGATACCTCGATAGTGCTGCTTTTGCTATCTTTAATTCGGATTTAGTGGCTTTCGGAAATAATTCTATCTGTTCACCATACCAGTCCATTGCCATTGCCAACATTCCCCTCATCCCCTTTATGTTATAATGGAAGATGAGTGATTGCAGAAGTCCTCCGGCGCCCGTTACCCAACTGATGCCGGAGGCTTTTTTATTTTTCTATGCCTACGATTAGATGATTAATGTACCATTGCGCCTTCTTCAAATCCTCTACTCCGTTTTTTGCTTCCAGCGCCATAGATACTTTATTGCATTCGCTGTGCAAGCTGCCTCGATCCCACTCAAGTTAGAGATCGCTGACTCAATCGCATCTATGCACTCTATATTTCCCGATGTATAGTGTACTGGATGGTCTACAGGGTTGCTCATTGCAATCACCCTCTCTCTTGTTTCTTAATTTCCAAATCTGCTCGCGTCTACCATTCTGTAGAACAAGCGATGAAAGGCTCTCCACTCCAATGCTGGTCTATGATTTGTTGGATGGACATTAACCCTTTCCTATCCTCGTCGTATACTTCATAGTCAAACGACAAAACTTCTATTTCCTCAGAGCTATATAGCTCATCATCAGGTACACCTGTCGTATCCTTGTACCACTGTAACGCCTCTTCCAGTGACCGAGCAGCGACCGAATCGCACTTACATAATCGATAAACGAAGACTTTATCATCAACCTTTTTAACCCACGCTTCAAAACCGTGCCCAACATGCTGTGCTTCGAAAATGAACCTTTCTCCGATTTCAAACTGCTCATCACGGAGCCAATAGAACGGCTTCACTACTTCGACTAAATCCCTAACTTTTAACATTTCCCTTCCTCCTTCATGTTCATTAAGATTCAGCCTGCGTTCCTTGTTTCGTGTGCATGTTTTATACACTGAAAACGATATTGCGGAAGCTCGTTTTCAAAATGCTCAACTGCCGGCTGCCCACATGCGCACCAGAAGCGCGTTAAGTTATCTCGCAATTGTACTGATCCGTCTTCATTTTGATGAATAACGATAGGTCCATGCCCTTTCTCTTCTTGATTGAGAGACCTCGACTCGTTAGCGTGTTTAACTGCAAAATCGCGCAACGACTTTGCGTTGAAGAGTTCGTGTTTCAGCTTCTCTATCTCCCTCTGTTGTTGCTCTATATGATCCCAAGCGACATCGCGACTCATGATGAGATATTCAAACATTTGTAGGACGTCTGAATCCAAATCCTTATCCAGCCGCTCGGTAATCTGCCTTTCAAGTCCTTCTATTAGGCCTTGATCCAAGCGTGAGAATGTAACTCTTAATTGGCTACCCATATTGACTTCATCCTTTCAAGTTCCTCAATATTCATTCAGATACATCAATCACGAAACGATCCCTGCGAATACCTAAGGACTGTACAAATAGCTTATATACTTCATCGCCAGCATTGTCTAGCCAGCTTGCTAGATCAAAGTAATGTTTACTGCCGGTATATAACTCTACAACAGATTGGACTAAACCGCGGTATGAACTGGATAGTTGTCCGACTATAGTTGATTCCGTCCAATAGCCATTTTCATCATCGCCAATCCACTCACCCCAATACCAACCGATCGGTCCGCTTGATTTGTTCCAGTCGATTCTATGAAATATTTCAGGATGAGAAACAATATAGCAAGCTGCAGCGTACTCTGGATTCTTAAAGCAATTAAACTTTTCTAGCAGCTGAGTGAAATTTACTCCGTGTTGTTTGGAAGAAAACCAAACATCTCCCAGTGTCATGCCATGTTGAGTCGGCTTTCCTGGTTGTTCTTTAGTTGATTTTTTAACATTGTTCATATCCAATTTAACGCACCCTCTCTATCTGTTTGTGGAGTCGCTCGGTTCAGGCTCTTGAACAACAAGTTGTCCGTCAACAATTTCCATGACGATTTGCTCAAATACCACTTGCTCCTGCATGTGCAACCCTCCTATCTGCTCAGTAATTGAGTGATGACGTGAACTCCAAAGTCCTCATCACCGTTTGAAATGATTAAAGGTTGTTTTAAGCCGATGATGCGAATTGTTACTTCCTCATCTTCAATCGCTTTAAGCGCTTCGAGGATGTGTTCCGAATTAATCGCCATTCGCATTTCCTCTCCCTCGAACCGATCCAAAGGAATTGATTCGTCAGCAGCTCCGCCGGAGTCGTTGTGGCTGGAGATGTTTATTTCTTGGCTGGAGATGTTGACGAATATTTTGTCTGAATCCGATGTGATCCGTGCGCGTTCAATAGAGCCGATCAAAGTTTGCGTAGGGATAATGATTTTAGTCGCATTGCTCGGATCAATAAGGCGATCGACAGGAGGATACTTTCCGTCAAGGATCTGGATATAAGCTGCAAGCTTGTCCGTATGAAAGATTGCTTTGTTGTTGGTGATTATGAGCTTGACATTGCCGTTGCTGAACAGATTCCTGATCTTCCGCAAGTGAATGCCGGATATGATGACGGATTGTGGTATCTCGAAATCAACTGGTTCAGAAACGATTGCAAGCCGAGTGCGGTCACATCCCGTCAGCAGCAGTCTTCCGTTTCGCGTCTCTGTTCTGATCCCCATTAGAATGGGTTCCGTCTCGCTCTTCGAAATGGCGTAGGAACATTGTGTCAGCATTTTTTTAAACGTTTCCCAATCAAGCGTAATTGCATCGCCTTCGGGAATCGCTGGATAAGGGCTGCCTATTACGTCCGTACCTGACATCTCGAGCTTGGATTTTCCTGATATGAATCGAATTTTCGAGCCAATCAGCTCTACTCGCATCAAGCCATCCGGCATCTTCTTAATGATTTCAACTACTGATTTCGCCACTAACACAACATGACCGGCTTGCAGAATCTCCACATCCGAGGTTGGTACCACACTCTCAATCGTTAATTTTGTATCCGTTCCAACAAGCCGCAGCCCGTTTTCAGAAGCTTCAATGTACACTCCGTTAATAAGCGCCAGATTGCTTTTTCCGTCTGCTGCTTCCGCAGCTTGAGACAAAGGGGCAAGCAACACATTTCGGTGTATTACAAATTTCATCAGGATCTCCTCTCTGAGCTAGTTAATCTATGCACTCAAATTTCTTGGGCTTGTCATTATTCTTTACGCCCCAGCAATCTCTGAGCATTTCTGCTAGTTCGTGCTGTGGTAATAAACCTATGAGTGCTATAAGGATCTCTTCTTTCGGGCGGCGGAAACGACTTGCTATTTGCTGGATGTTCTTTCCTTCCTTGTGTAGTCGTAGCAGCACTACCGTCTGCTCTTTGTGCCACGAAAAATCCAGTTCGTCGCAAACGATTACTTTCCGCTCTTTCTTGGGTCTGGTCATTGAATCATTCCTTTCCGCTCTCGCGAAGGATTTCTTGAAATTCAGCATCCGTTAAAGGTGGCTTGTTTTCCATCTTCCTTGCTAGATTGTGTATTTCTCGAAGCTCAACTTCGCTCATTTCTGTTTTTGCCTGTTCTTCCGGCACGATATCAATCCTGGGTTTGCCAGAACGCGAACTTGATTGACTGGCTCCGGGCTTTCGCTCCGCATTCCAAGGATCATCAACACCCTCGGATTTGAATTTTTTTAGAATCCCGTTCACATAAGTCAAATTTCGCTTCCCAGCAACAACCGCTATTTTCATAGCTTCACATACCCAACGTTCTCCGAAGTCGTCGATGTAACAATTGATCTTATCGGCAGTTACAGAACTGATTGTTCCAAATCCTTCTGCTTCAAAAAGACGAAATGGATTATAATTAGGATCAATACCACCAGCAGGCGGTTTGCCGCTCTGCTCTTGTATGGTGTTGGTTTGGTCTTGTTGGGTAGGGTTAGGTCTGGTTAGGTAAGGTAAGGTCTGGTTAGGTACTGTAGCCCCGTGACCGTTTGACCCGTCACCAAGAGTCACGCTTGTGTCACTTGTGACATTTGCGTGACTCTCTTTGCCTTTTTTTATATTCTCGCGTGACTTCCGCTTCCTTTCCTTGTTCTTCTCGCGGTTGTCTACCAAACGTCCTGCGTAATCAAACCAATCATGAATGGTCACGCAACGTTCCACTTTATCGACAAAACCCGCGTCAACAAGGGCTTGCAGGAGGTTGTCCGCCTTGTCTGTCGGCCAGTCTATCGCTTCCGCTATGTCCTCGGGATCATAATCGGAGATATTACCGTCTTGAGCGTAATCAACAGCCCACCACCATAGCATATGTAAGTGACCGACAACTGTCGGAACAGTTACACCCAACTTCCGCGATAAACGCTTCGTTTTCGGATGCCTCGCTAGTTCTTGGTGACTCTCTATCCAAGCCAAAGTGCACCCTCCTTTCTATTCTGTCTGTTCCGCTACGAGCCCGATGAGATGTTTAAGCTCGGCTGCATACGGCAATAAATACCGCTGTTTGATATCGTCATAAAATGCCATATCCGGCCATGCTCCCTCGGGATCGAGCAACGGCACAAATTTTAGACCGTGCATGTCACGGCGTAATACCGTACCTATGGAGCGTATGCTGTGCATACGACAAAGCAGTGTATAAGCCAGCTCGCGGTCCTTTACGTGCATGACAATGAGCATAAAAAGCTTACGCCAACGGTGGCTATCAAACTTTTGCTCGGGCAATGGATCTGAAAGTAAATCTACTTGCACTCTGCACCTCTCTTCCCTCAGATTTGTAAAGATATGAAGTTGTCAAAGAGCAATGATGCTCTACTTGCTCTGCATCGTCGGAGGCCCTCAGCTGACGCTCAGGACGCCCGACGATAGAGGCAATCGCCTTTATCGTATTGCTATTGCAGTCAGCTTGCCGCCATGGATCTCAACGACAAACTGACTTTTCCTAAACCAAAATATATCTCCGACCTCTACGCTGCCCTGTTCGGGACTGAGTTCTCTTACGTTTACAACTTCTTGCGTCCATGTCTTCCCGCCGTCTCTGCTTAGACCCATTTTAAAATGTGACCTCGTACGCCAACCGCTACGCATTGTCCACTCTCTCCTTCACGACATTGTATATATCCATTTGCCCTGCTCTAAAAAAGGCTATGTAAATCGATTCTGCAGCAATGCGAGTGTCATAGTCCCATCCTTCCAGCCACTTAACGTGACTGGACTCCTCAGGTGTAAGTGGTCGGCCAAGGATTACTTCAAGGCGCTTCTGCATGCCTTAACCCCCTCAAATATGCTGTTGTGCCGATCTTACGCACCGTTCGTTTGAATCGTATCCCCTCAGGCTGCTCGTCCAACCAAATGTGACAATGCTTGCAGGCATGAAACAAATCATCCACTGTCGTTTTATGAGGAATAATACGTCTGCCTGTTGTGTGAGCTCGTTCAGTTGCCATAACCCCTTGGCAGTGTTCTCTTACCTCACACATGCCGTTTGACCTCTCTTTAAGATCTTTGTCTACCTGAGCACTGATTGCGCCTAGCTGCCGCTGTGTCGGTTTAGTACGAGGTCGCTTGCTCGGCTTACGCGCTGGGTTAAATTGAAGCGAGAGATTCATATCTTGTTTACCTTCACATTGACATTGCCTAGCTGCTTGAGCTGGAAGGCGTAGCACAACGCTCGAATCCACTCCATCTCCTCGCTAACGAAACCTTTGTTCGCCGTTACGTAAGCGCGCTTACTCATGCAGACACGCTCCTTGAAGGGGAATCCGAAGCTATACCTTGGAGCAAAGGTGAATACATCAACATCCACGCGATATCACAATCAAAAAATGATTTTGCTGTCATTCGCGAACCTGAGTACCATACGTCAAATTTTAAAATAACGTGTTCTTTCCCGTTAGATAGAAGAGATGTGAAAATCACACCCTCTGCAATTGTAAAGTTCGTTTGTTGGATAACAAGTAGATCGTAGCCGTGAAGCCCGTATTCGCTGATTTTTTCTTGCAGCTCCACCGGTGCTTGTGGCAATTTAATCTCCGTGAACGTTACGCTCATTTGAACTACCCCTTGCCGACCGCCGATTATGTGCTATAATGGCGGTAACATTTATTTTTTATTGCGCGATCATTACGGGCCCTAATCCGAAATGGTCGTTTTTCATACCCTCGATCTCTGACGATAGAAAATCTACTGCTGCTGGAATTACGAATGGATCTGCATTGCCTGGGCGATTAAGTAGCTGCCAGCGCATGCGCATTAGTTCGTAAATTCTCCATCTTGTTTCTGAGCTCATATGTATACCTCCCTTTAAGCTGCTCCTGATACCTGCAGTATCGTTTGTAAAACCGCTGCTGGATCAACTCCATACAGAAACGCGATACCAGCTTCCATTTGATTAGTGATTCTTGTCCAATCCCTAAAAGTATCCGTATCTACTGGGTTTTGATCTTTTTCAAGCTTGCTTATGCTTGATTGTGTCCGGTTCAATAACCTAGCTAGCTTTACTTGGCTGATCCCAGCCTTTTCCCTACAATGTTTCAAGATCGTTCCGGCGGTCATTCCTTTCTCCCCTCCTTTCAATATTCCAATTTGGAATATATTCCTAGTTGGAATCTCACACCGGATAATTCGTCCTATAATACAGCTATACCGTTGTTGCTTTTGGTTTCCAACGTTCCCCTTACCTAGCCCGACATCTGTAATTAGGATGTCGGGCGTTTTTTAAGCAACTCCATGCCTACGATTACCAGGCCAACCATCACCAGCATTCGCGCCTGTCCATTCAGTGTGTTGCTCGATCCATCGCATTAAAAGTGCAGTAGGCACTCTTGGATGCCCAAGCTCCCTGCACACCGGAAAATCTGGACGGTTCAGTAATTCAGAAGCTTTCGTATCCCCAATATCCAGAAACTTTTTCAAATCCGTTTTAGTTAACAACGGAGGCAAACTGATCACTTCTACTTGAGGTGCTTGTTGTGCTTGTTGCATCTGTTTTAAGTGTTGAGCGAATAAATCACCAATAGAATCTCTTATGACTTTTTCCAATTGAGAAAAGTCGAGGTTAACCGAAAATAGCTGACTTATGTCCAACCCCTCCTTTTAGCTATTATGTGTAAATAACAAGCGAGATTAAACGGCTTTTGATATTTCCTCAACAGAGACCCCAAGCTCCCTCGCGATAATCGTTGCTTGGTTTAGTTTAATTTTTGTTCTTCCACTTTCTATATTGCAATATCCGCTAGCGTGCGAGTAGCCTAATTTCTGGGCGAGATAGGTCATTGATATGCCTTTCTTCTTTCGAATATCTCTTAGAGTGCTCATAGTAGTTCACCTCGTTTTTAGCTATTTTGTGTAACTCGTACTTTGATTATAGTTGCACAATACGTGTAAGTCAACCGATTTTTCGTTGTTTTAGCTAAGATCTTTTACGCATTGTTCAAAATGTGTAAAATTGAAATAAGGAAGGTGATTTTACGTGGATTCCTTAGGGAAACGTCTAAAGAAAATGCGTGCTGCTAAAGGGTGGACTTTAAAGGAAGTTGCAAAACGCTTAGGTTTGAAGGGGCATAGCACCTATTCAAACTGGGAGTATGATAGGACAGAGCCCGATAGAGAAATGCTCATTAAGTTATCTGAAGTAATGGGGTGTCCACCCTCGTATTTGCTGGGTAAAGCTGATGATATCGAGAAGCATGATCCTATTCTCAATAAACTCAAGGATTTGTTGGAACAAAACAACTTAGATCTTGGCGACACGGATACATTCGAGATGATCAAGAAGGTCATAGAGGTTGTTGCAATCAATCAACATAAGAAGTAAGCCGTCTCTTAAAATATCCTTCTTGATGTCGGATCTTCCTGTTGCCGAAATAAAATCTCTAATAATTTTATCGATATCATCAATGCTGCTTTCATTCAATATCTGACACCCACTTTTTTGTAGTTGTGACAAGCAGATTCTATGAGTTTGTTCCCTCATTCTATACGAACGCTTGTTCTTATTCAAGACTTCAACTATTATTATTTATACAAGGAGTAAAACGATGCGGTATGAACCGGATCGTTGCTTGCTCAGACAAATCCTTTATCGGCAAAAGAAAACTCAACGTTGGTTAGCGGAGAAAGTATGTATGCCAGAGACTCAGATTTCTGATTACATAAATAACCGGACTACCATGGGATATTCAACTGCCGTTAATATCGCAAGAGCCTTGGAGGTAAATCCAGAAAGCTTATACGATTGGATTTTGGTCAATAGCAAGCTCGGAGAGTGAAATCTCTCCCGATCCGAAGTAAAACTACAATAGAACTTGTAGTTTTATGATGCCGCACCTTCGATATCACTAATGTATCATGTATTGTCGCAAAATGTTGTCGTTTTTTGACATGCAAAGAATACCGAATGTGTAACACATTCGGTATTTAGCGGGATTCTTATCGTCAACTCACGTTTGTTTTTGTCGAATTTTGTAATTGACGTTCCGGATGTTTCGGCGTGAAACTTGGCATGTCAATTCAGTGTTCAAAAAAGTTAGCGTATTGCCATTCAGTTTGTCAGCTTTAAAAATATCCACCAGCTTGCTTTGATCAATTTTCACGAATCCAAATGGCTGTAGTACTCTCTCAACTTGTTCTAATAAAGTACCTGTAATTTCTTCATCCATAGTACGAATGACAATTCTTCTATTCTCAATCTTCACCATTAATATGTCCATTTCATCATTTCATCACCTAAGGCTGTTATACCCGACTTATTTAAAACTTATTCAAACGATCTCCAGCAAATACCGTAACCGATACGGATCACTTACTAGGTGAACTCAATTGAAATGTAAAAATTGTGCCGAAGTCATTGCTTATGAAAGTAAATTTTGTAATTTTTGTGGTGCAAAGGTTGAATTACCTGTGCCTCCCCCTCTTACATTAAACGATTCCCCTAAAGAATTGGTATTGTTACAAAGAGAAAAAATGCCAAAAAGACAACTCATACTTGTATATGCTATTTTGTTAATTGTGGCGTTATCTGTATTGATATCACTTGGAAAATATTTTTTAAACCCTTACTTTGAATATTCCGAAGCTGCCTCACTAATGAAAAATGAAAAATATACAGAAGCCTCGCAGGCGTTCTTGTCACTAGGTAGTTTTAAAGACAGCGAAAGAATGGCTATCAAAACGCAGTATTTACAAGGAAAGTACTTATTAGATAAAGGCAGATATCAAGATGCTATTGCGTTGTTAGTTGAAATGGAAGATTACGAAGACAGTATCAATTTAATCACGAAAGCTAATTATCAATTAGGAAAGGATCACATGCTTGCAAAAAGATATCCAGAAGCCATTAGCGCGTTCTCGCTCACGACCAATTATGAAGATTCAGACGCTCTACTTATTGAAGTGAGTTATTTAGAAGGTAAGCGCCAGTACAACAAATATAATACAATTGAATCAAAAATGTATTTCAACAAGGCTAAAAATCACAAAGACGCCAATGAATACTTGCGAAAGATATCAACATTAGAAAAATTTTGGGGGCAGTGGGAAAGTACCCCCAGAAAAGATAGGTTAATTTTCAAAGATTTAAACATTGGATTTGTCTACTCTTCTGGGTGGAGTAATATCGCAACCGTCAACATTGAGGGTGATGATTTAAGTTTTCTCAATACGACATATTCCATAAGTCAGGAAACTTCTAAAATGACCGCAAGGACTGGTGATTCGGTAATTGAATATACTAAAACAAAGGAAAACGCGGAATTGCCTAAAGAAGAAGTTGTGATCGAAAAACCATTTCCTGCGATTGGAATGACCAAACAAGAAGTCAAGAATTCTAAATGGGGAACCCCGAAAGATATAAATAAAACAATAACTAAGTATGGAACAAATGAACAATGGGTATATAGCTTATCCGAGTACATTTATTTTGAAGATGGAATCGTCACGGCAATCCAACAATAG